ATCGTAGAATGGTCCATCCGTGATGAGACTATCCACGTACAAGGTAACGCAAAGTTGTTCCGCACGTTCTGCGAGGAACACCCCCGCGCAGTTAACGATGAACTTAAATCCAAGATATATAAGATGGCGCGAAACGCTGTCAAATTAGAAGACAAATTTATTGACCTTGCGTTTGATGGTAATGATGTACAGGGACTAACCAAACAAGAAGTCCGCGACTACATTAGACACATTGCAGATAGACGATTGCTTCAGTTGGGACTGAAGCCTAAATTTAATCAAAAAGACAATCCTCTACCGTGGTTAGACTGGGTACTAAACGGTGCATCACACGACAACTTCTTTGAGAAACGTGTTACCGAATACTCAGTTGCTGGAATGGAAGGCGACGACTTCGGTTGGGAGGAATTGGAAACTGAGGTTGCATGATGGAACAAGATTACATAATTGAATGTCCGATATGTGATATGACCACGGTTATTCGTGTACAGTACGCAAGTCTGTACGAAGACGAAGTTCCGTGTTATTGTCCCATGTGTGGTGCAGATGCTGAGGCGGAAGAATCGGATTAATAGTGATATGAATTTAAAACAAGTTATACATTCCGTACCAGACTGGCCGGAGGAAGGGATAAACTTCGTAGACGTAACCAGTCTCCTACAGAACCCGCAGGCATTTCAGCAGAGTGTCCGTACCCTTGTAAACCATATGGAAGGTAAGGGTTATACGGACATCGTCGCACCGGATGCGCGTGGGTTTCTGTGGGGTGCGCCTGTTGCATTGTACTTGGGGATACCTCTACATATTGTGCGCAAACCTAACAAGTTACCCCCACCCGTAAAGTCTCGTGAATACAAATGCGAGTATGCGTCACGAACACTTGAAATCAAAACAACTGCGCCACTTAATAAGAACAGTCAAGTGTGTATCATTGATGATGTGAGTGCGACAGGTGGGACGGCACTTGCCATCGCAGAGTTGTTACAGACATTCGATGTCACGCAGATCTCATATGGTTGCGTCATTGACCTTGCATTCTTGGGCGGTACAGAGAAGTTACGTGGTCAACAGATCAAAACATACAGTGTGGTCAACTACGATGAGTAGTATTATACTAGTCGCACTTGAACTAGAAACTCCTAAGATGTCATCTTGGAAGAATGTTTACTTCACTGGAGTTGGTAAAGTCAATGCGGCGATGACTGCTGCAGAGATGATCGAACGACACAAACCAGATGTTGTATGGAACTTCGGTACCGCTGGCGGTATCACTGTTGATAACGGACTACATCGAGTCACACAGTTCGTGCAACGCGACATGGTATGTGGTGGTATCGGTTGTGACCCCGGCCAGACTCCATTCGAACAGGGCATCATCCTTGGTGAGGGTGATGGTCTAACATGCAGTACTGGAGACAATTTCGTTTCCGACCCAAACCTAGAGATCCCTGCTGACCTCGTGGACATGGAAGCATATGCAATCGCCAAGGTCTGCGAACGTGCCGGTGTAGAATTCCGTTGCTACAAATACGTCAGTGATCAGGCAGACGGAGACGCATCTGCTGAGTGGTCGAAGACCGTCGCAAACGGAGAACCCTACTTCATAAGGACTTATAGTACCTATAGATAGGTGCATGACATGGTTGTATGAAGACAAGATATTCGAACCCGAAGAGACCTTCCTAGAAGACTACCAAGGGTTCGTCTACCAAATCACCGAACTGGACACTGGTATGAAATATATCGGTAAGAAGTTCTTTTGGAAACCCAAGACACTTCCTGTCACCAAGACCCGCAAACGCCGTGTCAAGACGCGCGTCCAATCTGACTGGCCCAAGTACTACGGGTCGAGTCAAGACCTCAAAGAAGCCGTCGCATCCCGTGGCGCAGACAACTACAAACGCGAAGTCCTCAAACTCTGTCGCACCAAGGGAGAGTGTTCCTACTATGAGGCAAAACTCCAATTCGAGCACGACGTGCTCCTACGTGACGACTATTACAACGCATTCATCGGTTGTAAGATCCACGCGAAACATTTGCCAGAAATGTGATAAATTACCACAAATAACTCTTGCGTCTTTTCGAAACATGTACTATAATGGTTACATAAAGTTGAGATAGAGAGAGAAAAGACATGGCACGAATTATTTACCAAGATTCATTTGACCGCGAAGAGATGGAATCATCAGACATTGGTTTCAACCAAGCGCTTCGAATTATCAAAGGTTTCATGGGTACTGAAGATACTCTTGATGCTCTCCAAGGTTTTGAGAAGCGTTACGAGAAAGCAGAACGTGATGCCTACGAGTCTGAAGACTATGGTTTTGATCATGAGTGGAAATACGAGATCTACTCTTACAACCTTCTGGTCGAAGGTTTCGGTAAACTGTTTGCGCCTAAGGAGGCATAATATGGATTCGGTAGTAGGTAACCTTTATAATGAGTTGATGTGCCTCTGTGAGGTGCGTGGGGAGTTGTCTCCCGAAGACAACGCACGTGTCGAGGATCGTATCCTCACGCTTCAACTTCAAATCGAGAAACTGGAGAAATCCAGTTTGTGACTAATTACCTAAAATAAGTCACGTTTAAGTGTTGACATATGTTTCCAAAAGAAGTATAATGGTTACATAAATTAATGAGAAGAGAGATTTGATTATGACTACTAACTATATTGCAATGCGTTCTAACCCAGACCTAGTTGAATTCCGTAACTATGTGTTGTCCTTTTATGCCTATGACGGTTTGTACCCTGTAGAGGGTTTGTCAGTGTCTATCGTTGAACGTGCAATCATGAAGTATCTCGAAATCTGTTCTAGTACTACGCGGCACGAAACTTGGGGTCATGGTGACTCTCTTGATCGTGAACGTGTTCGTGACATTATCATCGATACGTCTTCTCAAAAATTGAAAGTAAAGGAGTCAGTGTAATGAGTTTCAATACTAACCCTGCGAATGCAGTTACTTACATCACCGATCCTTCAGCGTCATTCCTGAAGGTTCCCGTTCGTGTCATCAACAACCTGAATGTTCCGGTTCATAAGATATCGGAGAACTCTTTCTTCAACGATGACTTCTTCTGGTTAGAAATAGAAAATGATTCTATGGTGTATTATGATGCCCTTGATGCGAAGTGTTTGATGGACCCCATCACATACACTCAGACTCTTACTGAGTTGGCACACTTTCGACTCTACCCTAGATTCTCACCTAAGTCGGAGTTTGCGGCATGAGACCTGAAATGGAATTGTTGGAGAGTATGCTCCAGAATCACGATTGGACCTATCACTTCAGTGATGACCATCGTGCATACATTAAGGGGAGAGATGAGTCTCAAAAGATTCGTGTTATGATGGGTCGTCTCAAGAAGATGGGACTCGAAGATGAGTCGGTAAAACTCTACCACAAATACCGCCCAGATTATTTGTAATTTATTTTAAAAACGCCTTGACAAGTAATCAAAACATATGATACAATAGCTACTCAATTGAATAAGGAATCTATATTATGTCTTTTATGAACAATGTATTGCAAATCGAAACGTCTGCCGCAGTAGGTGGATGTCCTTGGGGTATCGGAACTGAGGTGTCTAGTGACATGACTCCGATACAAATGATGGAAAAAGCTGGTGTAAACTGGGAAGTTGAGAAGGTTCCTACGTATGCAGCGAAAGAGGGTGTCGATCTGATCCCTACAGGCATGGAAGCACTCGTGCGTTCATCTGACAATAAAGTATTGACCCAAGTTGGTGGTAACTGGGAACCTTGTCAGAACGAAGAAGCGTTCACCTTCTTTAACGAGTACTGTGCCGCTGGTGACATGGAGATGAACTCTGCGGGTTCACTCAAAGAAGGTAAGTTCGTCTACGCACTCGCGAAGATCAAGGAGTCGTTTGACGTGTTGAAGGGTGATCAAGTTGATTCATACCTTCTGTTCTCTAACCCACACGAGTACGGTAAGTCTATTGACATCCGATTCACACCGATTCGTGTGACTTGCATGAACACTCTGACACTTGCACTCAAGGGTTCTGCAAACAACGGAATCAAAGTGAACCATCGACGTGCGTTTGACCCACAGATGGTCAAGCAACACTTGGGTCTCGCACACGAGAAGTTTGACCAGTACAAAGAGATGGCGCAGTTCCTGTCTTCGCGTCAGTTCTCTTCTGAGACATTGATCAACTACTACAACACTTTGTTCCCATCACAGGCACCTGCCGATGAAGTGCGTGAGTACAAAGATCTCGCACCTAACGCGAAGAAGGCATTTGAGTTGCTGGAGACACAGCCAGGTGCTGAGTTCGGTCGTGGTTCATGGTGGCAGGCATTCAACTCTGTGACCTACTTAACTGACCACGTTGCTGGTCGTACCGCTGACGGTCGTATGACTTCTGCATGGTATGGTGCAAACGGTGTCAAGAAGAAAAAGGCCGCTGAACTCGCAGTAGAAATGGCGGTGGCAGCATGAGTTATAACAAACTGATAGAGACCACTGAGTGGGATGGACGTGCGAGTAACTACATTTACTACACGTCCGAACGCAACACGCACCTTCACGGTTACCAAACCAAAGAGGGTGCGCCCTTCATCCCGTTTGTGACACGACTGTTTAGTACTAAGGGACGCTCATTTGTTAAAACAAAAGTAGACAAACTGCCCGACTAGAGACCTCTCCGTCTATAAATAATTATAGACTAGAGGAGAGAGTCGAATGCGCACTTTATATACAGCGGCACTTAGTGCCTTGTTGTGCTCTTTGGTCTGGATTGTCGGCACAACAAAGTTACTTGATGAATATATAAAGGTGATAGATCAGAAGAACAATCAAATCTCTCAACTAGAGAGAAAGATTGGTCAAGATCGTAATACAATTATTAGGTATGATATCGGACTAAGGCAATTCTTGTTTGCTTGTACTACGAAACAGGAAATACTCATTGAGAGGAAGCGATACGTCTGTTATCCAATTGAGAAGGCATAACATGATTAATCAGTCATATAATAGAGAAGTTTTCGAAATTTTCGAAGAATTCAAAAAGGCGGACGGTCGAGATAATCGACTTAATGTCTTAAATAGGTACTCAGAAAACTGGGCGTTACGCGATATTCTTCGCGGTTCGTTTGACGAATCTTTGGTGTTTAATCTCCCCAAAGGACGCCCACCTTTCACTCCGAACCAACCCCAATCGGTTCCATCTACCCTTAACAAATTACATAAAAACTTTGGATGGTTTATCCAAGGTGGTGCAGGCGATCGCCTGAATGATTTTAAAAGGGAGAACAAGTTCATTGAACTACTCGAATCCATCCATCCGGAGGATGCAGAGTTGGTCTTGAAGATGGTTGCCAAGAAGGCACCATGTCGTTATATAACCAAAAAACTAGTACAGGAGGCATTTCCAGACTTGATCGTCGAGTGATAACACTCAAACAATTCGACACATTACACTAACATTAAGGAGAAACACCATGTCGAGACAAAAGTTGAACCAACGCAATCGAGGAAAGTATACGAGTAATCGAACGAGAGTGAATAATTATTCAAACTCTGTCCGTTCCGCTTTTCAACAATTTCGATAGGAGGTGACTATCTCTTCAGGTGCGACCGTGAGACTCCTGTCGTAGTGACGTGATCAAATCTTGGTAATGGAAATATAATGCCACAGTATGAGTTTAAAAACAAGGATACCGGAGAAGTCATTGACGTGATTCTCCGGATATCCGAATACGATCAGTGGAAGGCTGATCATCCGGAATACGAACGATATCATAGTGCGTCTTCCGCCCCTAAAGTAGTATCGGGAACTAGAGATGCCCACTCAATTGCGGGTAAGGACTGGTCCGATAAACTAAAAGAAATAAAAGCAACGTCCGGTAAGGACAATACAATTAACGTATAGGGAAGATCATGCTCTTTTCAAAGTGGTTTCAACATGCGAAGGTGAATAAGGTAGATAATGATCCAGATCCACAAGATATTTCGGTTGATAACGCATACAAAACGCGTTGGATCTGGTACCACACAATCCTAGCACTGGAACTGTTGATGACCAACGTTCTTCTCGCGGGTATTCTTACCGCGTTAGTGGTTAAACTATAGGAGAGACCATGCGTTCGCTGTGGGCGAAGTTTGTAGATAAGATAGTGCCCATCGGTAAATCAGACGCAGTCGTTTTTGAAATGAATAGACAGGCAGTATTTGAACAGTTAAAAATCGATGAAGGAGTTGTTTATGAGATTTACCTCGACCATCTCAACTATCCCACGTTCGGTGTTGGGCATCTCATCACGAAAAGTGACGGCGAGTACGGCGCTCCAGTCGGAACGAAAGTTTCCCCAGAAAGGGTTGCACAGGTCTTCGAATCAGATCTCGACATCGCCTTGCGAGAGTGTGGTGTGTTATACGGACACATGTGGTCTTGTTTTCCAGGCGAGGTCAAAGAGATCTTGGTCAACATGATGTTTAACCTTGGTAGACCAAGACTAAGTAAGTTTAAGAAAATGAACGGTCACCTAGAACGTGGTGACTATAAGAATGCGGCAGTTGAAGGTCGCGATTCGAGATGGTATCGTCAAGTAAGCAACCGTGCCGAACGACTTATGACAAGGTTAGAGAATGTCTAAAAATGTAATCTTTCAGTATATGATCACGTCTAAGGAAGTTGACAAACGTGGTGGTATCAAAGGGTGGGACGGTTCTCGTTCCTCTCTCTACGAAGAGGTCGCCAAGATCTCACGCGAGTCGTTCGAGAAGTATGCAGAACGAATCGATGCAACACACATTTACTCCAACAAACGCGTAGCGACCGAAGGTCACGGATGTTCGACATCCTTACTGCACGAGTGCGCACGTGTCTGGTTAGACCCTATTTTTGACCAATACGACAACCTGTTGTTTGCAGATACAGACATCGTGGTCAACACTGACGAAAATATCTTTGATCTCATGGAGTCCGGTGCGGATGTCTATGGTGTCTTAGAATCGGATTTCGTTACTGCCTCCGGCGGTGGTTACAATTCATGGGATGGGCCTGGCGACACCTACGACAACTTCTGTCGTAAGTTCTCCCTACACGACTGCCCAATCGTCCCAGTGATGCCGCCCAATCGTCCCTCTAAGATAACCATCATGAACACGGGTGTGGTCCTATGGACCAAAGAAGCGCGTCTACGTGCACGTGAACTGTTCCTACCTTGGGAAGAGTGGTGTTACTCTGGCGACTTCCACATGTCCATCATGAATGATCAACCCTACATCTCCGCGCAGTTGATGAAACACGATTTCGATATCGAAACCATCGACCAGACATGGAATGACTCCCCCCACTATGCATCGGAAGAAGAGTTCTTCCAAAAGGCACGTTTCTGTCACTACACTGGTGGTGAATGGAAAGTAGACATGGTACGCCACTGGAACGATCGTAGATACAATACGCAACGGGAAGGCGACGAAACCAAATTCACTAGAGCATTATTCCCATAGGAGTTTTTTGTGAATAATACCAGCATATTTTTAAAATGAGTGTTGACAAACACTCCTCTCTCATGTATAGTATAGACTTGGAAGTGAGAGAACGGAGATTAGAAATGGAAACACTTTATCGAGTTGAGAACGCCGAACTAGGTATTGCGTCTGAGATACGCAAAACCTTAGAAGGTTCTAAACGAACATATGCCCTGTATATGGTCGATACCGATGCTGACGCGATTGTAATGACTCAGTTAGGTGATAACTATGATCGATTCATCGACAAGGCAGATGAGTTTGCACATGTGAATGCATGGGCAAACTAAATGTACGAAGCGGTAAACCATAAACATGGTCGTCGTGCGGTAGTCGATGAGGCACCAACCGACAAATATGAATATCGTCTAGTGATGTATCAAGACGGTCTATCAGTAGCTGTGAAATTCGGTGAAAATCGCCACGATTTAGAGTGGTACGCCGACAAATTTATACGAGAGGGCAAGGTGGTATGACCAGAGAAATCCAAGTTAAAATCGACGACATCGTCACTCACTATATGTACACAACAGAATATGCGCCTGATTGGGCAAATATGCAGGTCGCACTGTATGATGAGGGATT